AAATAAGTGTCACCTGCAGATGCCGCAGGATCATGATCCGGGTGGTCATTACATAAAATCGGGTCACCTGCTTTAAGAACCCGACATTCGGTTACAAACCCTGCCGGGCGTTCGGTGTGGTCAATATGGAGCACCGGCATTTTAAGAAACAATGGAATTGCCTTTTCCATTGCTTCAGACAAAATAAGTTCGTTTTCTCTATCTGTAATCGGGGAGTTCGCAACTCCAGATATCATCCTCCGGCCCAAACTCTTGACTCGACCCGTCAAAAGCAATGGTTGGTGGGATTTTGAGAGGCTGTTTCTGGAGTTCTCCAGGTCTGTGCCATAGTCTCGGGTCATAATATAAATCAAGTTGCAATGGGAAATAACAGTTTGGCGAAATGTGCTTTGCAACCAGCCACATGAACCACCCTATCCTGTCACGGGTATATGGATTGCCGTTATAGAGGCTTACTATTATCTTGAGTAGGTTTACGAACCCTCTATCATAGGGGTCAGACATATCCGAGAATTCCGATGCCTTGGTGAGAGCCTCAAGCAAAACCATAGTGTTGCTATCATGGCTTATCTGCATGCACTCCTCATATGTTTCGTGCCCACAATAAACACTGTTATACTTATCAAGAACCCCGGATTGAATCTGTATATCCGCAAACGATTTCAAAAGTTCAATCTGTTCCAGGAACTTCTCATTCACCTGCATCCCTTCGGGAGTCTTCACCTGGCACTGTTTATACATCAGATCCTTGTACATGCCCAGGTCATCAATGAGCATATCCGCAGTAATCTTCTGCCCCTGTTGTGACCCCGGAGAAGGTGGTTGTGCCTGCCTTGCTCTTTGGACCGGCTGTTTTGGTGCCCCGCCTTTTGCTGGTTTTGGCTGCTTGGTCATATCGCACCCACTTTATACGGGCACCAGTCATTCGCAAACAAATCAAACAGATTCATAATACACCTGCAACTTTGAGCAAAACAATATTCACAACAAATCCTACAACAAACCCTACGAAAAATGTCCGGAGACATATCGCTTCTTCGTATCCTACTTCTGGCGGTGTCATCTCAATCACCCCTGTCCAGCCATGGTTAAATTATCCACGAATCCAACACCACAGTTCCCATACCATTTCTTTGGGTTCATGTCATCTGAGTACACAAACTCATTTTGGTGTTCTCCGACCCAGTTTAAACAGAAATCAATTGAGTTCGTGTAGAACGCAGATGTAAAATACTTGTCTACAATATGGTCTAAAAACTTCTTGTATATCTCATGGTTTCGCTCTCGTCCGTCAAAAATGTCCCACCAGTTCACAACAAACTTTACATATTCCATGTTCATCCCAGGTTCATTTGAAACCATTCCACGGGTATAATCATGGAGAACCCGGAACAGTATCCCATTAAACCGGGTGTAATACGCAGGGTCTTGCTTTGCGAGGCTTGCGAGGTATCGCACAAGGTTCTCATACACAATGCCTTCTGCAACTGGTTTATTCAACGTGTTTGCATACGCAATATATGCTTTTGACAGGTTGTAAACGAACTGGTAATTTGGGAAATCTGTTGGTTCCGGCTCGCACCAATCTTTCTTCACAACAATCCCAGCAAGGTGTTTAAAATCAAGTTCCGTGCCAGAAAATAGGCCACACATAGCATTGATAATCTTCGACTTATTTAACATGTGATACGCATAACAATCCGGGTTCTGCGTCCACCTCGTAGAAAGCTTTACCATATCTATTGATTGTAAGTCAAGAGATATAAAAATAGGAGTTATTGTGGAGACACGATGGCATCACATTCAATCTGTGTGATTAACTTCGGTACGTAACTCTGCACCTTTGTCGCATCAATCGTCTGTGCATCATACCGGCTTTTAACAATCGTGGCCCAAAACTCACTCATAATACTGCCTCTGCCAATTCGAGCACAGCCATTTCTAATGCCGCCATACGTTCTTCAATCATTAATGGTTCTGGCCCAGGGTCTGGCGATGGTTCGGGGGCAACATACTCCACTTCATCTACCGGATTCCCATCAGCCAGCCATTGAACATACCCATGATAATCCTCATCTACCCACCGACGAATCCCATCGTCTCTATCCTGCTGAATCTTATATTCAGTCTCGCTTTGCCATATCTTTGTATAATTCATTTTGATCACCTAATAATGCAAATTCAGTAACTGGTCTCATACCTTTTCGTGTAGCATAATCTCTTGAACATCCTTTGAATTTTTCAGCCATAACATTCAAAAAGTTCATCTGATCTTCATGAGTGGGTTCTTCTCTATTATGTAACATCGTTGCTTCCCAATTCAGATAATTGGTCATCTCAACCTGTGCAACCGTTCCATTGATACCTATTTGAGTAAAATAAATCTGGTTTCCTTCATCAATGAACCCGCCATGAGACCGTGCTGCATTCATACCCTGTTCAAATGCCTTCATGATATGATAGCGTTCTTCCTCTGCCTCAAATGTTTCCTCTGATAAATCAGGTAATTGTTCCTTGATATCATTGTATTGCTGAGTATAATTAGCAAGTTTCCTCACAGCACCACCAATATTCTCAAGGATACATTCAATCTGCCATTCAATCTCCTTGATTTTTAATTCAACTTCTTCCCGGTCAAGTGAATCAGTATACCCTTCAAGTTGTTTCTGAAGTTTCTTAATCCGTATTTTTTTCTTCTCAATATTGAAGTATGCCTCGCCCATTGCCTGCCGTGTTCGTTTCATCTCTGCAAGCACCTGTCTTAAATTTCGAAATGGTGTCGGATGAGAAACTGTGAGCATGTTGTCCATAAACTGGCTTTGAGTTTTTTGAAAGATTTGAGTGGTTGCATTGATATCACTTGCTGATTGCTCAATGATATCAAGCATTCCCTTGTATTCAGGTGAAGCGAGCACAGATAATGCCTGCTTATCAATAATTGCCAAATCGTTCATACTAATCCTCCATGCGAATCAGATAATCCTGCGCACATATTACGATATACGCTTAATTCGCCAAAATTCGTTGCATTACCTGTAGTTGCTATGGTAATATAATCAATATTTGAAGTTAGTGCTGTATCTGCACTTCCAATAGCATAAACTCCTCTTGTTATACCTGATGCTCCATGACTCACACCTCCTATTGTCATACTACCAAAATTAGTTGCATTGCCAGTAGTTGCAATTTCTACATAATCTATAACTGTTGAATATGATGTGCCACCAGTGTATATTCCTCCACCAAATACAGACCGGGTTGTAGATGAACATGCCCCGGAATATCCTCTTGCGCCGGTTAAATCTCCGAAATCTGTTGCGTTACCTGTAGTTGCGATTGTAACATAATCTATAACATTGGTATAGCCACCACTAATCGTTCCGCCATCTATAACCATCCGAGTAGAACTACCCGACCCACGAGCACTGTATCTTGAAACGGTAGTATCTCCGAAATCAGTGGAATCTCCAGTAGTAGCAATGGTAACATACTCAATAACATTAATATATGTGGTTGTATACCCCCCTGCAAATACACCACGGGTAATATTTGAAAAATCCCCAATTGCATTTGACATTGCAATTAAATTTCCGAAATTAGTAGAGTTTCCAACTGACGCGATTGTAATATAATTAATACCCTTTGAATTGGATGTTGTATATCCCAATGTAATTAATCCTCTGGTATCTGATGCACATCCACCACAGGTATATGCTGCTGCTGTTAAATCTCCAAAATCAGTTGCATTGCCAATTGTTGCGATTTCTACATAATCAATCACATTTTGTGGCCCAGTCCACCCTCCAGCAAATACTGCTCTGCCCATTCCAACAACAGGGTAATATCGGGATACCCTATTAATAATTCCCATTATATCACCACAAATATGCCAGATACCGATAAATCACTTGCATCATCGTTAGAACCATTTGCGTCTGTAACAACCTCAATTGCTGCATCCCTTGCGACCACATAATTTGTCGTGTTAATATCAATTACGGTAGAACTCCACGTTTCAGCAACTGCGACACCCGTATTCGTGTTTGAAGTGCTTACTGCAGATCCACCAACTGACATATTGACCCGTGGTTGGTTTGCCCCCGAATCATCAACAGACACAGTATGCCTAATCTGAACCAATCTTGCTTCCTGCAAGTTCCAATCAAACTTAACCTTTGCATCTGATGCAAGTAATGCCGTATTTGCCGCATCCGCAAATTTGCCCGGAACATAGAAATCAACCTGAACCACTTGAGCAGGATTTGTTGAATAATACAATGCAGTGACATCTCCACCCATTGGAGCACCGGCAATTGTCATTAAATTCGACGTTATTGCAGTTACAACCCCGTAATACACGACACTGCTAATTGTGTATTTTACGGCCATACCAACTTTGATTGACGCGGTTTTATCGCTTGTCATCGTAAGTGTTGATGTGCTTGCAGGAGTTGCAGTAAACGCAGTCTCTGCAGTCCATCCGATTGATGATCCAACACTTGCACTTATTACACCATCAGTAATAGTAATTCCACTACCAATCTTGACTCCACCTAATGTATCGGCAGATGCAGTTGGTAAGGTATACGATGCTACAGTTGCCCACGATGCATCGGTACCATCAGTGGTAAGGAACTTGCCTGAATTTCCAGTTTGACTGGGCAATGATGTAATACCCGTAAGACCGCTTCCGTCTCCATAAAATTTCCCATTTGAATCAATGGATGCAACTTCTACATTTGCATAATCCCGGACACTTACTTTGTTGACTCCTGCAGCGTCGCCAAGCCGGAGCACCACGTTTTCACCTGATGCAGAAGTTATCCACACCGGGTTTTCCATCGGGTGAACCAACAACGTGCATGTGGAATCATTACCATTAACTGCATAACAGACTTTTACCGATCTACCCGATGTTGGTCTGACATTGGTAAGCCCCCCGGCATTCGCACCACCAAGAGCAAAGAGCAGATCCCCATTCGCCCATGTCTGCTGTAATGGGTTAACATACCCTGCAACCGTTCCGGAAGTCTGGCAATCAACACCGGTAACAACACCGCCTCTCCGGACAAATCCATCAATTGTTGCATCACCCGGGTTCATATCAGACTGAGCAACCCCAATTACCCGTGATTTTGACAGAGTAGTAACATCCACTTTCCATGCAAGGGGAATTCCCGCACTGGTTCCAGAAATATAACACGCCTGCCCTTTCCGCAGATATTCTCCGGCGCGAACTGCAATTGTCAAATTTGTTGCTTTTATTGAACCTATTGAGGTTAATGCAGAACCATCAACTGCCGGAATTCTCGCAGATGCGTCGAGTTGTAAAACATTGGTTGCAGAAGTTCCAACATCCCATGACGCAACGGTTCCCAATGTAGGTTTATTCAGTATCTGGGAATCGCCGCTTACCGAGTTCCAATCTGCATTTACATTGGATGCCACTGCCCATGCAGCGTCTTTTCGAACATACGAATCCCCATCAATTGGCGCTTCCTCAATTCCACCCGCCCCAACAATTTCGGTCCATGCTACCAAATAGGGGTCATAATACATCAACATCTGTGATTCAAGAACATAGCATGCCCATCCCGGCAATGCGGTCTCAATATTCCAAACCCCGGGGTCTAGCCACGTCACAACCGCATTTGCATTGTCAGCAAATACACCACCAGAATCAGGAGATGCAGACACTAAAAATCGGTCATTAAAATCAAACGGAAATCCAGGAACGTCGTCTATTATATCTTCAACTGGCGCCTGCCACGATTCAGCCCCCTCACCTGCTGGACCTCTGGCACCAGTGAGCCCAATCGGGCCTTGTGGACCTTGTGGTCCGGTTGCTCCAGTTGCACCTGTTGCTCCTGTAACCCCCTGTATTCCCTGGTCTCCTTTAACACCCTGCAACCCCCGTGGGCCTACAATCGGGCCAACGTTGACCCATATTTCTTCAAATGTCCAAACATAACAATCGCCATCCTCTTCACAATAATACCCGTCATTGACAACATTCCCGGATTCTGGCAAATCTCCTGACGCAACAACCGTACCTTGCATCTCAATAGAAGTTCCAGGACTTCCAGGTGGGCCTTCGGGGCCGTCTTCTCCCTGCGGGCCTTGTGCTCCGGTATCTCCTGTCGCTCCATCCACACCGTCAACACCATCTCGTCCATCTGCCCCAGGTGGGCCCCGGATAACTGCAGTTCTGTCATACCAGGCCGTATCATCCAAATCGTATTGCTGGAACCCGGATGCAACCGCAATCAACAGCCCATCAACCAACTCATCTGGGTAATATATGAAATAAGCGTCTCTTGACGCTACATCCACAAACTGATGATCCGGATCTATTGAGAACGAACTAATGATTTCTTGATTGACATATTTTCCAATATCTGAATCATAAATCAGCCCCTGCCCATCAACGGGACTTGCAACCATAAAATCAGATAACGTGGAAAACCCATGAACATGTACCACATCTGCAAACTCATCCTTTGAAGCACCATCGAGATAATTCGCGTTCAAATTATCTACTTTTAAAGTTGACGTGACTGCAAACGGAACTCCTACAGAATCAAATGTTATTAATCCAGTAATTGTTCTAGGAAGCGAAATATGAACATATTGCGTATGGTCATCGGTCCCAGTAAGATTCTGAAGTGCCGAATGGCTACCAAGACCTGGAAGTTGAACCCATTCGTCACCATTCCAAACATACGTAAACCCATCATCAATATTACTAACACCCCAACCTTCTACCGGTGGTTCAAAAGACCAAGTAGCCCCAGACAACGTGGCAATTTCCGATTCGTGCCCAACAAACACCCCATCTGTATCTGTAGAAGCAACCAAATATCGCCCATCTGTTCCGGGTGGTGTTGATTCAATTGACAATACCGATGGCTTCCATGAAATACTTAGAACCAACCCCGAAATATAATCTTTATTTACCGCATCAGTTCCATCAACTGGTTCTGGAAGCCCGGTAATCCGGTTGCCATTCGTATTAATGGCACCCTGCATTACACCGCCAAGAAGTTTCAAATACGTCCCATCGTGGCCGTGCGGAACCCCATTAACATTATACGTCTGACCTGCAGGAATACTGATTGTAGCAGGTAAAATACCATATTTAAACCTAACCAACCCATCTCTATAAACTTTCAAAACTTCCATTACAGAAACCGAATTTCTGGGTTTTATTACTAACATTAACCTAGGATCTTCCGACCCTACTCCAAAATCTCCATCGCTTCCACCACCGGCAATTAACAACCCACCACCAAATTTGGAAAACACCTGGGATTTATACAAATTTACAACAAACCCGATATTTGTCTCATTTAGAATTCCCCCCTGATATTGATATGGGGTTATCTGCAATATCCCGGCATAAGATTGTGTATCAAGACTTCCGTACGTTTTTAAAATATATTCTCCAGCACCCGCAGAATGCGGAGTTTGTACAAACAACCCGTTCTCAACATATGCCCCAGACTCAGCATTCTTTACATATTGCCCAAGCGTGTCATTCCACGCAAGCAAACAATTTGTAGTCGCTGGTGGAATATGCGACATCCCAGATTCCCCAGATTTAAACCACGCTGCATCTTTCCTCAAATATGGAAACCCATCTAATGGCGCTTCTGAAATCCCCCCAGTTCCTATATTCCTCCATGCAGAGTCAGTCTCATTATAAACCATTACCGCATCGAGTTCTTCATTATAACAAGCCCACCCATCTTCGGGGGTATAAAAATACCAAATCCCCTCGTCTTCATGCCAAATTGCAATGTCGTCGCTATGCCCGATAAAGTCGCCTACCGCCCCTTCATCAACAATATACCGTGCCCTATCTGGAGGCGATTCAGGCGAAGATACTTCTATTGAAAGAATTGGCTCCTGCCAAGAAATGCCCAGAATATATTGGTCTACATACCCCTTCGTAGCAGGCTCGTGCGTCAAAACCGGATATTCAAGATTCAAAACCCGGTTTCCAAGCAAATTCAAATCGTTGTCTTCAGTAATCAGGATTTCAGTACCTGCAATAGATTTTCCACTGGTATCATCAAAAATAGCAATTGCACGATCTGTTACAGAACTCGGGCCCGTTACATCTCCCAACCCTGCGCCAATAACTGGTTTATTGATGTATTTCCCAGTTGCTGCATCATACCCAATATAATCCCCGGATGCCGGGTCTACCACATTCACATCTGTAAGATCTACAAGGGAAGCAACAGCAACAATCCCTGATATGTATAGAGGGTTGCCATCTACTCCCAGTCTCTCTCCATCTGAATCAATCAGTATAACTTCTCTTTCTGCCATTATTCTTCCTCCGGTGAAGCCACCTGACAATACAGGGGGTTACCCGAAATTCCCACCGGGTTCCCGTCACCATCAACTAAAATTATCGAATCTTGTGCCATGTTACTGTTCTCCTGTAAAAACGGATAAATCAAAATCTTCAATTGCTTTCGCAACTACCGCATCCCAGACTACCGGGTCTCTCATCCTGGATCGGTGATGTTTCGTAATCGACCTCACTTCATTTGTAATATCTTTGGCTACCTCAGAAGCACACCCTTTTCGATTTGTCGTAACCGATGGCCCAGACGGCACAATTGTAATTTCTGCCCCGTCATCCCCTATAAGACGTATCTCTGTGGTTGCTTTCTTAATTCCAGCACTCCGTTCTTCTTTGTCTCCAAACTTTGGTGTCCCTCTTCCGCCTTTATTCTTATCTGGTGTTCCCTGGTCAGTCTTCTTTCCTCTATTAGGTTCAGACGGTTTCCCACCTTCAAGCATCTGCGACTGGTTCAGGTCAAGAACACTTATAGATTCAAACTGGACAACGTCGTGCTCCTTCGTAAGCCCAGCAAGTCTTGCCGCATCCTGGTTCCGGATTCCCATCTCAAACATTGTTTTTGCAGCCTGTGACTGAGCAAGTTTAGTCTCCGCAATCTTCATTGTGTCATCCAAATCCTGCTCAACCTCAAACTTAAATCGCATACCTTTCGTATACCCATCAAGATACGGGAGAACCTCCCTGGTAAACGTGACCTCAAGAAACTTCATAATCGGATAAAGCATCTTCGATTTCGTGATGTTACGAGATACATATGCAGTTGCCCGATTCTGTGATTGCCCTACGAACTCCTGGGGTTGGAACCCCCACATTGCCCAAACCAGTTGTGCCATAAACTTCTGGCCTTCAAGCCATTCCATATCATGGAGTTTGTGAGAAAGTGTCTCCACCTCTTCGTCCTTTACCAAATGCAATGTTCCCCCAAACTTCATCGGGCCCTGATTATTTGCTTTCAAGTCAGCAAGTCGTTGAATCAACTGTTTTCTATCAGTAATCTGCGGGTGTTTATAGACCAGGGAAGGGACAACTCCATTTTGAAATGTCTTTCCTGCAGCCCGAGTGGAATCGATAAGGTACTGGATAGGGGCTTTGAGACAAGATATCCAATCGGTTCCATATATAGTGTCATTACGAGGATACATCGACATATATACAATTTCATCAGGTTGAAATGAAACATAGACCCCAGTTCTAGACCGTTGCCAATACCTTTGTACATGACCGTGTGAGTAATATCCAATCTGCTTCGCAGCAGGCAAGTGCCCAAGATTAATACCAACAGGAACCCTATCAATTTCCTTCCAAAATTCAGTCCCCAAAAAAGAGTCAAATTCAACACACTTCCCCCTCCTATCAAATGTCTTCACCAATGCCCCGGCATCATACCGGGTAAGGTCTGGGAGCGACTTCTTTACAATGTCTCCAAACGTGAGATGCGGGCCTGGGAAATCAATAAACTCATCAAGGTCTTCGACGTGATTATTATCTTTATCATACACCCCAAATTCCAGCGCGGCAGTATAATCACAGATAGACTTCTCACAAATAGAATAATACGGGGTCGTTGCAAGCACGTCATTCGCAGCCTTTGAAAAATATGGCCGTGCTATGCCGAGAGTGTTATAATAATTAGATATTGGATGTATTGCGCGCTCCCACTCGCTAAACTCGTCCCATCTCCTCGCATCTGCAATCTCCGGTTCGTAATTCGTTGAAATTGACGATGGTGTTGGAAGAGTAAACCCCTCGCTTGAAGAAAATGCCTTTATGAGTATTTCAGTCAGTTGTTCCGATGGAATCTTATCCAATTCTTCATATATGTTTCGCTCTTTTTTTGATATCCCGGATATTACATCAGCCATTGACTGCCTCTTAATAAAAACCACCGGGAACTAATAAAATGATTTCGTAATTTTCAGACAAAAGAATTAATGACAAATAACCGGGTATGATTAAATATGTATAACATTGGGCTCATTGCAAAATACTGGAACGAGGAATTGCTCCTACCACGATGGTTAAACAGCATAAAATTCGAGGAGTTTTCACACATTTTCCTATTAAATGACGGGTCCACAGACAACTCCGAAAAAATCTGCAAAGAATACACCCACCCTACAGCAACCATCCACCACCACACCACCGAACCACAAAAATCAGAATACTTTAAAGAAACCACCCCAGAAAGCCAGAAAATAAACAAGTTTTTACAAATTGCATACAAAACTGGGTGTGATTGGGTATTACATCTCGATATTGACGAGTTCATGTCAATCCCCATGAAACAGTTCGTCAATTTCAATCTCAAAGAAACCCCACCATATTACGGGATATACTTCCCTATTATGGACATGCTCAACACATCCGAATGCATCATCAAAAATCCAGACACCGGATTTCACCATTTCCCATGCCCACACCTAAAAATATTCGGTAAACACTCCGGGTATGTACGAACCATATCTGGCATGGACCTCGACCAAGGAGTCACAGGGGGAACCTCATACATCATGACCCAATACCCATACTTCCACATGAAATATGCATTCAAAAACCGGAGATGGAACCGATACACACATCTAAACAACGGGAAACAACAACAATTCCCAAACTGGGTCCATGGAAATATAGACCCAGAAATAATGCCATTTGCACTTGAAACATGGTATGCCGAATTTAAAGAACCAGAACACATCTGGTAAATATTACATCTTTTTTACATTACTCACACTTCGACATATCCACCACGCCGAAATCGTCGCGGATTCGTTTCAACCTCTCCATACGCATCTGCAAACATGTCATCCACATATCCAGCATCAGGATCATTCCACATATCATCCCCATTCCAATCAAAAATACTTCCATCATCACCGTCATCTAAAACAATCTCCACGGGTTTCCCAGCTCGAACGCTCTCCATCCGAATCTCATACTCTTCCTGAGTAAGATCTTCTTCCAGCCCACCAATACAAAGTGCAACCCCACCATTCATTCCATAGTTCGCAAGCATGAGAGCACACACCTGGTCATCGAAATACCCTCTGGGAGCACCATATTTAATGTTCCCAGCCTCTGTCTGCACGTATGTAAACGATTCAAGTTCTTCTCTCAAACTCTGGTTTTCAGGTATAAATATCTCGCAGTTATGGAAGGCTATAGACAGCCTCTTCACCAGTTCTTTCTTTGATTCAAGCGTAAACTTGTAACTTACAACATTCACGCCCTCTTTCTCAAGATCTTCCTGTATCGCATCGCCTACTCCTGTAGTATCAAGAAACACTGGGGGTCCGTGGTATTGTTTATATACATGCTTAACTCGTGCTTTGATATGGGACCAAGCGGTCCTGTTAAACCGTTCTGTATATGCAAGTTCCTTTGTAACGGTGTCGCACACATCAATGACAGTGAAATCCTGGTGTCTTCCAAGATCCACCCCCATAACATAGACTCTACCCGGTATGTAGGCGTCGGATATATGACGACGTGTACAAGCATCAATATTCTTAAAAACAGTTCCACCGTCCGACAAAAATATTGCCAAAATTTCCTGCTCAAATTCAAGTTCTGAAAGATCCTGGACAATCTCATTTAACTCATCCCGCTCCAAAAATGGGTTATCATACGACGAAAACGTGAAACTCTGCCAATTCTTGTTATAACTGTAATGCGTTTTCACCCCTTTCAGATACAACTTATAATACCAGTTCTTCCCTCTGGGAGTGGTGCAGAACATCGCCCACCCAAGTTTATCCATTAATGCCGGTCTAATAACCTTAAACCAGGCATCCGGGTGAATCATTGCTGCTTCATCAAGCACAACACCATCTAACCCCTCTCCACGAAGGTTGTCGTATTTTTCAGCAGACTTTGCCCATATTGTAGACCCATTTGTAAGTTCTATGCACAACTTTCCAAGGAAAATCTGTTTTGTATATTTTTTTGGTAGTAATTTCACTACCATTCTCCACATAATATCAGTCTGCGAAAACGTTGGGCTAACCAACCAAAATATCCCATTTGGCTTCGCAAGAGCCGATATAATAACCTTCGCCGCCGCAAACCACGTTTTGCCAAATCTCCGGCCACAATTCAAACAAATAAACCGACATTTTGATTGATACACCACCATCTGATTTTCGTGCAGCCCAATTTTAAGATCTGACATTATAACTCAAACTCGCTCCCAGCCCGCCCATCAACAGCAATCTCAATCACTTTCTTTTCTAACGGGAGTTTAAATTCTCCAATCTTCATTTTTGCTTTCGTTTCATCAACAACCGGTGAATTAAACAACGAATCTGGATTATTATCCAACTCTTTTTCAAGTTTTCTCACAATTTTCTCATCAGGATCTTTAGATTTCGCCCTTTTTGTGACTGATACTTCTACCCGTGCTGGTGCTTCTTCCTGCTCTTCTTTTGGTGTTTCTACTACCTTCCGTGGGTCAATCTTAAAACTCCGGTCTATTTTGAGAATTGTGTCGATATATGTTATCATGTCAGCAGGATTTTGTTTTAAATCAAGTCTCCGAGCCAGGTTAAACAAGAGTTCAGTCGCTTCGGCCTTTAGCCCCTCCCTCCCCCGGAGATACAAATTCACAAACCGCCTGCGCTGTGTCTCTTCAAGTAACAACAATACACACGGTGCTGTATCTGTGTTCGACCGGTCACATACCGGGCACACCATATAATACCCACATTTTGGCGAACAGTATGGGATTTTTGCAAGTTCCTGGTCTATTTTTGTGTAAAAATCAATGTCCATATCTATCCAGGTATAATTTCACACTGTGATATAAATTTATATGGCTTAATTACAAAATAACACAGACATGGCAAAAAAGACCAGCGAACTCGCACGGGCAACAGTTACAAGACTCGCACATGTGAAAGATGGCATCAGAGTTGAACAGGCAGCGGTAACTTCAGTCATAACCATGACAGAAGATTATATCAAAAACATCTTCACCGGGGCACTCCAGTTCACAGAACACCGCAATGGAACCATGATTCTTAAAAAGGACGTGGATGCATACCTGAAATCCCTTGAATCCAACAACTAAACTTTTTTATACCTGCGTTTCTAATAGATGTATGCCGCGATGAAATGATGGTTCGACACAAACCAGACATCGTGGCAGCAGATGTCGGTTCCTCGGTTTGGTAGACTTTGGCCTTATATTCAATGGAAACACCTCGATAGTTTTGCTCGTATGCTGTTTCCCGACCCTGTTACGGGCATTCCGGGGTCGGGGAACCCCCACCAATTCTTAAAAATTACACACCAGGAGTGAATACCTGGTTCACAACTGTATTCTGAAGGTATCCATAGAGGCACCTAAAATCGCAAAAGTTCTTGTGTTCGATACTTATACCCACCAACATACTATCCGTGAATATAGACCCCTCCACGACGATGTCATGCAATTCTCCAGGGTGCCCATCCAGGTTACTTTCGCAAAAACTGCAGGTGTCTGTCATTTCATGTACTCCGCGAACTTCTTTTGGAACGCCGTCCATTGTGCAACCGGAGAATAGTTCTCAAAATACCAGTCCCTGCACATGCTTTGCATCTCCGACATGCTGTCAATGGTGTTGTGGAACTTCAAAACTTCCCACTCAATATCTTCAACGTCTTTCACATATACAAACGGGACATCATCAAGTCGATCTTGTAACCTGCCGTAATACCAATCTGCCGCCGTCATCCCCCCAGACTCTACATACACCGGGATTCTCCCATTCGCAAGCGTTTCATAAAACCGGAGTGACCAGTTTGCGTTCCCCCGAGCACATACCTGATACTGGTTTGCCAGCATGTTTGTCTTAAACAACGGGCCATGCCGTTTATAATCTGGGTGGCGTTCATTCCAAAACCCTGCAGAATCTCCAGCCGGGGCAAACCGTACATGAAAATCGCAACAAATCTCATCTGATTTGTTTAAATGTTCAAGTGCGCCCAACCGGTGTTCAAACCCGCGATGCAGCGTTTTGACAGTCCCCATCCTTCCGTCTGGGGTCTCTGTCGGTATATCAAACACCGGGCACCGGCCAACAAACCCGACTGTAGGGACATCTGTCCATTCGGAAAATGGCATCGTAAGCATGTTCGTATAGTCCTGCTGCAACCACATATACGTCCCGGGTTCCTCTGCTGAAGTCATAACATGATGCGCTTCGCACCCAGGTATCGGCATCGCATAATCAGATGAGATAAACACAAAGTCGTGCAAATTTATCGCTTCAAGTTTCTCCGGATGCTCTGCAATGTCAGTCGCGTAATAATACCCAAGCACTTCCGGATATACCCGGAAATCTTCTTTAACACAATCAAAAAGAGACATTTTAATCATCAACTCTCCTATACACGTTCACCCAGTCACACCCACGATGCCAGTCGCGGGTCTTCACGTATCCACACACCAGTTTCTCTGCGTTCCCACACACAGATGGGGACATTGTTCCATTCGCATTCTTTACAAAATACCAGTCCCGGTCAACTGCAGACACCACCTGCAAATACCGGGTCATGGCCCGCTTTATACGCCCTTTTGGCGTTCGGATGATCTCATACCCCATCAGTCCACCCGATCATACAACGTCATCTCGGTTGCCCGCTGCGTGTCCCAGTCAAACGCCTTCACATATCCTTCTGTTGCACGCCTATAACTCGATTTCACACCCCTATCACCAACCAAATGCCAGTTTTCAATTTTATACCACCCAGGGTCCGGTTCAGAAACAACAACCCATGACCCAGGCCGGATTTTAAACAGCCTCCCGGAACGCTCCCATCTCACTTCTTTGTAGACAGCCACTTCTCACACCGTTCCCAATCCACTTTGTATGCCGGGACATCCCGCCGTTTCCTGGACATATGCGTCACCTTACACATGATATACTCAAACCGCTTATCATACCTGACCCGGCAATAATACCAGCCCTGGTCCAGGGTCATGCCAAGTTTCTCAACATATGATTTTTTTGCTTTCCACCTAGTATAAGGCGGAACTTCATACTTATACGGTTCAAAATCGACAAATTGTGCCTCTTCAAACCGTGACCGGATCTCCTGGGTAAACACCCAGTATTTTGGAGCATGATCTTTCCAGACACCGTGTCTCCTTACATACCCGACATATGCAAGCCGTTTTAATGATGACCGCCCGCCAGTAATAGAATCCAGTTCTCTATACGTAAACGGAGCGTCTCCAACCAGTTTGTACAGTTCCAAAATCCAATCGGTCTCTTCCTCGCTAAGCTCATACAGCCTGGACAAAAGAGGGAGAGGGTCTGCAAATGCATTAAACGAACTCATTTTTCAATCGGGGTTGATGGGCACAGCCCATATGTCTTGTCTCCAACCTTTACCACAAAAATAGGACCAACTTTCGGGTGTTTTACAAACTCCATCTCCATATCAATCGAAGACTTCTTCCCATAATCGTTCTTATGGCGCTTATACACCTCATTAATGAATTTTAAGAACTGCCTGGCCTTATACGTCTGGTTTACAATGGAGTCTCCATCACCGACACAATTCTGCAAAAACAGTGGGGAAAACTCACCAGATGCCCCACAGATACCATCAATCTTAAAATCTTCTGCAAATGCACTCATCTATTCCAACTCCCATGGCAACGTGATGTATTTACTCGGAAGATCATACCGAGTACAATGCCATTCGCACTCTTCATACACGTCAAACCACTCTTTCCCACCAAACCCAATGGTGGGTGTCTTCACACTTATTGCATCAAGAGACTCGTTCACATCTGTCGCTTCGCTGGCTGCCCCTGTAGTGACTGGGGATACCCGGTGGTTCTGGTAGTAGCGGCATTTTGTTTTCTGGCAATGTTCCCGGTTCTTTTGCCTGTGGTAGGCTGGGCATGCCGGTCCTGGTTTTGTCCCGTGTAATTCAATCATTGTATCAACCCCCCATGTAACAACCCAAGCCTGTATTGCAAGGCAAACAACAATTCATCGTTTGTGCATTCATCAACAGTTTTAGACCCGACCGGGACGGGGGCAAGCGGGTCATATAACTCTACCACCATCCCGGAATCCCCAACAAACATAGATACAGAGACTTCCATCCTGGCACCTGGGTCGTGTACCGTAATCGGACGCATGGAATACGCCGACTGAACGATTGTTGGTTTGGGAAAGTTCCAAGAGAGGCAGTTGATATGCCCCTCTTTTACCCTGATGCGGTAGTCCCCGCAAATAGCAGCGAATGAACCCCGGCCATGACCTGTATAAAACATGGTCAATACCTGTATTCGCCTAAATCAAGGTCTGCAACATCGAGTTTTTCAAACTCTTCTAAATCTAATTCCAGTTTGGCAACAATCTTTCTCGCACGGTCCAGTCTGGTCATGTGCTCTTTCAGCAACTTCTTTGCAAATTCAGATTTCTTTTCAAGCATCTCTGTGCTTACTTCAGTTTCTAATTCCATTACCAACATTTTTATGCACCTTTATTCAAATTTTTCACTTTGCCACACAGGTTAAGACTTACGACACCGGAGTAGAGTCTCTACCTATACGCCGTTCTTCAGGGTGTATAGGTTCTAACCGGAGACACCGGTTATACTTATCTGACCAGGCACGGCAATATTGGTCCGTAAGCCGGGCAATTATCGTGCGAATTGCAGTTTCTTCCTCTACATGGCGTATATAACACACGTTGCCATTACAACACCCGAAGTGTGCATTATATGGGCACGTCTCCATATGGTCGCGGATATCAGGCGCATCTTCGCATTTTCGCTCTTCTTTTACAATTTCAACAAACTCTTTCAGAAACTTTGCAAACTCACTGTTCTTTGGCATTTTAAACTCAACCCCAGTTATCTGGCCTAGTGGCATGTCATTAATTTCGCAGATTCCAGTGTCACACTTCATTTTTGTTCACCAACCCCTGTAACTTGATGTTCGCACGTTCAAGGTCATAACACCGCGCCTGCAGCCCATATATGTAGTTAAGGACCGGTTTCGGGACTCGCCGAATCGTTTCCCAGGCTAACTCAAACTGGGTGTCTTCATTATTCAGATATATGCACTCAATGATGTTTGCAACCATGTCATTTTTCGATTCCACATTCACCACCCCTTCAATGGGCACCCATACATCTCAATCGACCGTTTCCCGGTCTTCTTGCATACACACATCCCAGTCTTATACGTAACCTCTCCACACCCTTTACATGCAGCCAAACGCTTCTCGTTCTTCTGCTCCTGCGTCAATTGTTTCTCTGCCATGTTCTATACCTCTGGTGTCTCTATTGACACACGCCGAATATCGGTATACCGATTCATCATGGTGGATTCTCCAAGTGGGCACGATTCAGATATTCCACACTCAACCGCATACTCACACCCAGTATATTGCTGGACCGGGCAATCGGTACACGAATCAAACTTTACGGTCACTTTCTTAATTACCATTCTTACTCACGTTTCTCCATAACTGGTTCATAGCAGTCCATCAGCCGTTCTACGAATGCTGACCACGACTCGTAAGGTTTCATCATCTGAACCCCGCGAGAATAAACTTGCACATGTCATTTTCCTTCCACCGATTCAACTAGGTTCTTCGCTATACCAGACTCACTAATCAGGTCTTCTAAAAATTGAGACCACGAGTTTTTACCTTTTATTTTCATGCCCATATCATACACAGACGGGCGGATGCTCACCAATGGCATATCCACACTATATTGTATACTATACTATATTAATTAAGTGGTCTGTGAAATTTTTAAAAATTTTTCTACGGAGGGCTCACACGACTAATAAGACAAACGCCTGATGCTTTGCCCTAGACTTCGTTCAGTCTTGCAAATTCACCATAGTGCTGCATTGCTGCCGCATTATATGCTCTTGCAGCATCTTCTGCAGTATCAAATGTTCCAAGGTGTATTCTCCTCCTATTGTCGTAAATCTGGGCTGTGAATCTCCTGGATGGGTATACCATAGACACCCCTCTATACCCACTGGTGTTATTTCTCTGGAGTTTCCTGTTCCGCATGTTTTCACTATGGGTGCATACCCGGAGGTTTCTACGCCGGTTATCAAGTAAATCCCCGTTTATGTGGTCTACTTCAAGATGAGGAGGACAATCCATTATCCATCGTGCCATATCCACTTCTTTTGGTTTTCCACCTCTCTTCGCTCTATACTTCCCAGTGTATGATTGAATTCGTGCATGCCACTTGTATTCACTCAACTCTTCATAATCTCTGTCGTCAACCACTGCAACTTGCCCATAAGTCAACTCAATCTCTTTCATGAATTATAATAGCCCCGTGATGCATTAACACTATCTATCAAAAATTATTTTAAAATTTTTCTGGATATGGCTCAGACGTATATTCGAAAAGATGCCCTCTTGCTTTGTGCTCATCGGTTCACGGGACAGGATCACACTCGCTATCTCGTTTGGTTCTTTTATCTCCCAGTGATCAACATGGCGACATACAGACACACACAACCAGACGGCGAAGTAAGATACACAAGCGACGAGGATGACTGTGGATTCGCCGAGTCACGCGATGGATGTAAATATCGCGAGCATTGCACTGCCTAACACCGGGCCACACCCCCGTTTAATTCTTTTTTACTATCAGTGAGGTGGTTCTCCATCCCTCCGGATAATCGTACACGTCCCGGAGATCCATCTCCATGCACCCCCAATATTATATGTTCATTCCATCAATACGTGCCGCAGATAGATTTACATACATTAATGATCTATTATCTTAGTACTGATTGATTCTATTAGTGTGATAATTAGTGTTTCACACATTCACTGATTAACATATAATCATCACGGGGGCATGATTATCTATTTTATTATCATATAATTGATTAATAATCATTTAATCAATGTATTATCATTATTTTATTATTAATTACATCCCACCACTAATTCCAGTGGAAATCAAGGTATATGTCTGACGTTGCGAATGCAAGTATACCCAAAATCACACTGTGAATTTGCTTTATCTTTTCTTATCAAATATATCTTAATTATAATACCACATTAAGGCTTACAAAGCAAAACCTAGAGAGGCAAAACCTCATTTAATTCTTTTAACTTCTAACAAAAGGTGTTTAAACATGAAATTAAGACCAAAGACAGCCATAGCCATCCTTACTGGGTGGTTCATTGTATCATATATAGAACTCGCTATAATGGTGGTATCATGACCGCAATTAGATTAGGAGGCACAATAGCCCTCCCAAACTACTCCAACATCAAAGTGGAAGTAGAAGGCAACAGTTACAGCCATACAAAGGCACTGTTACGCCTAACACTTGAGAACATGCATAATAACTTCACAGCAATCCCAATTGAAGGATGGTGGAGAACAACATTCAACGAGGATTGGTAACATGCCAGATGTAAAAGATGACTGGTTATGGGATGGGAGAATGCTCCACATCGATAAACCAGCAAAACGCATAGAACTCCCAGGCAGCATCGAGATATATGAACGCATCTTATGGTGGGATAGACATGACTGAACTATGCCCCAACTGTGGCACCAAAATGAATTACAGAACCGTCTCATTTGAAAACCTAGCACGATGTCTTGTCCGGGTCTACAAATGCAAGAACTGCAAGTATGAAAAGGTGGTAAAATATGAAAACAATTGAATTCATGACAATGTGGGATGTAATGCATCCCGAAGAAAGCGAAGACGAAAACGGGTCATTCTGGGATGACCTCGTGTGGGCTGACAGGAACATGTTACATCTCTCGCCCAACTTACAGGTGTGACATGGTCAAATTATGGAACACCCATCCACATTCAATGCCAGGAAGATGTATCGAGGCAATAAACCTCCTACATTTCACTGCTGATGCAATCACAGACTGGGAATACAATGAAAAAAATGCAAAAAAGACTGTCCATGGTAGTATAAATCAACCATATACTGCATAAATGGAGATGTAATACGAAACAACCTATGCATCATTAATGCTATCAAAAATTATGCATTCCAAACACTCGACCCCGAAACAAAAGAGGAATAAAATATATGACACATCAGAATACTGAAAACTACGCCAAAAAATCAAAACCGAAATTGAACAAACGGGATGGCATCCTAATACACCCATATCACGGGAAAAACAAACTCGTACGATGCCCAAAATGCAAACAGATTAGTTACCATCCAACAGGAATCGTAGATGTATCTGAAGGACCATTAGAACGAATCTGGGAATGCACATTCTGTAACTATTGGTATTGGCTCCCAGACTATATTGCTAAACGAGACTTCGACAACGAGTAACCCCGTTTAATTCTTTTTCTTAAAGTGATAACAATGAAACTAGAGTTTAAAATGGCTCTGGTAGGAACAATCATCATGAGTTTCGTATGTATGGCTGTATCCTACGGAGCAATGTATCACGTAGCAATGATGCACAGCATTGCTGTTGCTGAGCTCTTCCCATTAACCGTAGATGGGACAATGGCACTCTCAATGTTCATCCGAGTATACTTCAGTAAAATAGGTAAAGACACCAAAGCACCGTTGCTGATTATGGCCTTCTTCACGGCCACGAGCATCATCGTTAATGCTGTGGCAGCACGGGACGCATTAGAAGTCTACATCTATGCAATTGCACCAATTGGAGTATTTGCCTGCACTGAATTAAGTGCAATGATAATTGAGAAAAAACCAGTTGAAAAGAAACCAATTAAAAAACCCCCAACCCGGGGGTCAAACGGGCAATTTACATCAACAAAGGTGGAATAAATGTCTACACTCCGAAAAGAACCAGTAAAGCCAATCGCACCAACCGAAAATGATTCCTGCAAGCACGAACTCCTAAAAGCAATGGGCAACGCCATTACCGCTATAGCCAAAGAAAAAGGAATCATAATCACAATAGCAGAAGTAACCCGCCACACAAACGACTACTTCGAACTGACAATAAAAGCATCAGTACTCGAAGAAAAAGAAGTCGGAGAATTCTACAACGAAAAACTCAAACAATATAACACGGACTTCAACAAATGGGTCCACGAACGGGACTGCATAAAGTTCGGAATCACCGAAGAACAAAGAATAGTAGCAGAAGAAAAATACTATGCTCACCGCAAAGAAAACGGATACGTCTACCCAGAAATCAAAAAGCGGGAAGAATTCTATGCAGAAACAGCAATGGAATCTCCCCAATCACCCATCATAGAGGTGGCATAATGTCAAAATTTACATCAACCTCTTACAACCCACGCGAAAAAGAATTCATCCCCATGAATGAACTTCTTGAAACCACCCGTTTTAATGAACTCACAACTGCTATCAAAGTCCCACTCTATCAACAAGTCATGGACAACGACTTACCAGTCCCACAACCTTTCTACCAGCAGTCAAAGTGGAATTCTATCATCTGTAATGGTGAAGAAGTCAATTCAGTAGGTCCAAAGTATGACCTAATTCAACATCAGGACGCATTTGTGACTATCATAAACACCCTGCATAAAGCAGGATTAGAAATGCAAGGAAGAATCAATGACTATGGAAAAATTGCATGGTTAGACATGATATTTGAGAACATGAAAATATCCGATCCAAGTGGTAGCGATATCAACCTTGGATACTCTGCTCGAAGTGGATATGCATTCCATGGACTCAACATCATCCCCTATGCAGTAAGAGGAATGTGTTCAAACGGAATGATATTCAACCAAACCCCAAAACTCCAGGGGTTAATGGACATCATCAATGTCAGCCATGTTGGTGATGCAGCAAAACGCCTGGTTGACAAGATGAAAGGACTCCTACAAAACACGATTGCAGTAGAAGGAATATTCATTGAAATGTTCAACCGTGCAACCCAGGAAACATTCAGATTCTCATCTGAAAAAGAACTCGAACTCACAATTGCAAGTTATGGTATCAGTGAAAAACAAACAAAAGAAGCACTAAAAAGAGGCACAATCAACCTATCAAACTGTTCACGCTACGAAATATATAATTGCCTCACTGAATATGCAACCTGGGGAAACTTATCACCAGGACTGTATGAATCTGTCCAAACCGCAGGGAACAAACTCCTCAACGAATCATATGAGAACACAATCGGCAGAATATCTACCACTCCACTAACGGTATAAAACAATGCAAGACATAACCCCACTCACACTTTGGACACAACATCCAATGTCCAAAGGTGGAAAAATGAGTGGTATATGGTCCTGGGGAAACACCTCCCCACTTGCTAACGAATTCTGCATGAACAAATGCTCATTCACCAACCATTGCTATGCAAAAAGGTTAGTAATGGTCAGACCAAATGTGCATAAAGCATACCAAAGAAATGCAGAACTCCTAGCAAAACCACTACCAGAATCTCTCTTATCATGGGCTCCACTCGGATCTCATAGAATTCAGGCATTCGGTGAACTCTTAAACGATAATCACTGGAGAAATTGCGTATTACTTGCAACACTCAATACGCATGCAAAATTAACAATTTGGACTAAAAGATGGAATATAATTGCAGATTCAAAATGGCAATGTCCAGAAAACCTCCAAATAATTGTCTCCGGCGACTATCTCAGCAATGATCTAAAATCGGAAATATACCCGACATTTTTAGTGAGCAAAGAGGAACCTGAAATTCCTCACATAAAATGCAGCGGAAAGTGTGTAAACTGTCAATACTGCTATAGATGGAGCAGAAATGCTGGTTTGGACCCCGCAGTTCCAATATGGGAGAAACCTCGCTAATAATCGCAGGATTAATCAAATTCTTTGAAGTATTTGCAATCTTATACTTCTTCTGGATGGTTGCCCGGATCTTCTGGGCATGAACACATTTTTATAAACTAACAACAAACAAAAAGCAGATAAAAGGAGAGATAAACATGGCTAAAGCAATTTTGCAATCAGTGGGCGACGACACAGTCGCATTCGGCGACCAATGTTATTGGGTAGCAGAAAATGTAAAACGGTTCTTAACAAACTTCCAGACTGGGATGGAGGTTGACGTAACAGTCAAGGAAATTGATGGGAATCAAATAGTGACATTTCTCAAAAAGGCCGGGTTCCCAACACAACCAAATGGACCACGGCCAACACCAGCACCAGCAGGAGGACAACCATACCAGGCGCCACGACCAGCAATGCCAACACCAACACAGAACAATGATGCAATGTATACTCTAGCAGCAACAATCTGTGTAGCATACAACCTTGATACAAGCCTGGTAGAATCAGTAGCAAAGGTTCTAGCCGGAAAGGCTTAAACCCCGTTTAATTCTTTTTTTATTTTTCGCTCCAGGGGTAGTATTTCCCTGTTCGCACCGGGTGATAAAAATGTTTACATGTGAAAATTGTATGGAAGAATTCGAAGATGATGAAATGTCAGAAACCTGGAACATCTGTATCAATTGTTATGAAAACGATGAAACAACACTCCTGGTTGCTCTTGACATCATCTAAAACACACCCCAGTTGTATTTCCCTATCCAAACCGGGGATTGTATCGACAAAAGAACAAATGCAATTTTAGGCGCCTCTATAAGAGGCTAAAGAAAAGGTGGTAAATATGGCAGGAATAGTCCAATTATGGAAAGATAATCTAGAATCATTCCACAAAGGGGAATTGCTCGTTTTAAAAGCAGAATACCCCAAAAAGGCAACAATTACAATCAACATCAACAACGCATGCCCGGAATTATTTGATGAAATTGTAAAAGACCCAATGCTCGCTGAAAATGCGTTATATTCAGCGCTCATGGAAGGAAAGTATATACCTCAATGGAATGGGTCAAAACATTCCATAAATGTAAGGTTCATTGGGTTTCCACATCGCATTAAAGTAAAAGACCTAAACTCAAAATACCTGGAAAAATTCACATCACTCCGGGTAGTTGTAAAGAAAGTAACAACGGTCAAACCAAGGCTAGTTCACGCAGCGTTCAAATGTAACGCATGTAAAGAAAAAATTGTGTATATCCCCGTTGAAGACGAGGAAGTAACACCCCCGAATGACAAGTGTCTCTGTGGTGGTAAGTCGTGGAGGTTCCTTCTCCGGACCTCACTGAAAAAAGACTACCAACTAATCACCGTCCAAGACCCGGCAGAAGATGGTGCAGGTTCAAAACCAGAAACTCTCATTGTAAAACTATTAGACGACCTGACCGGGAAAGTTCAGCCAGGAAACATAATTGTCATCAACGGCATATACCGGGGACACCAGAAAAAGAACGGGGCAACACTCGATACATACCTGGACGCAAAATCAGTTGAGATTACGAACAAAGATTTCAGCAAAATAGAAATTACAGAGGAAGAAATCCGTGAATTCGAAGAACTTGCAAGAAATCCAGAAATATACAGTATGTTATGGTCATCTATCGGTGGAGTGGTCAAAGGATGGGAAAGTGTCAAACAAGCGATACTACTCCAGTTACTTGGAGGTTGCGAGAAAATTAACGACGATGGCGACCGCTTTAGACCAGATTTCCATATCCTGCTCTGCGGAGATCCTTCCGTTGCCAAATCGAAGATTCTCAAATCTGCATTCAACTTATGCCCCAGAGGTATTTACGCATCTGGCAAGGCTACATCTGCTGCTGGGCTCACTGCAGCAGCAACAAAAGGTGCAGATGGAGGATGGGAAATCGAGGCTGGTGCAGCCGTATTAGCCGACAAAGGAATCCTGTTTCTGGATGAACTGGACAAAGTAGACAAAGAAGCAGTATCGTCTCTCCATGAAATCCTGGAAGAACAGGTATTACACATCAGCAAAGCAGGAATCTGCGCTGACCTATCAACACGGGAATCGTGTCTCGCAGCAGCAAACCCAAAACGGTCGCGGTTCGATAGAAACCTCGACCTGGCATCACAGGTGTCGTTTGCCCCATCTCTCCTATCCAGGTTCGGTCTTATCTTCCTCATGATAGACGAACCAGACAAAAAGAAAGACCGGGGAATTGCAAAGCATATAATCAACTCACACCGGGGAATGACACCAGAAAAGCCAATTAGTGTCGACACACTCCGAAAATACATCGCACACGCCAAGCAGTCATGTGAACCAGAAATCACTGATGAAGCAGCACAAATGTATGAAGACTACTACGTGAGGATAAGGGAGAAAACACAGACGGCTATCCCTATAACACCCAGGCAGATTGAAGATATCATCAGAATGTCAGAAGCAAGTGCAAAAACCAGGTTAGCAAAGACAGTCGAAAAAATTGATGTTGACCGGGCAATCGCAATTTATGAGTCGGCAATGATGATGACAGCAATGGACCCATCAACAGGAGAAATCGACGTTGACAAAATGTCTGGTGAAATGTCAAACTTCACCCGTGACGCAATGCAGAAAGTAAAACAACTCAGATGGGATTTCCATGACAGCACCGGGAACTGGCCATCAAGAGAACAACTAAGAACAGAATGCGAAAAAATAGGGATGACAAAAGAACAAGCAGACAAAATGACCGTGCAGGTATGGAGAGAACTGGGTTTGAATGCATTCTAATTCCCCCAAACCTATCCCTTCACAGTGTGAACTCTATTGTTCTGAATACATTTTAACCACATGGAACGAGATGGAACTTGAAGTGTGTGGATTGTGCGCCTTGCGTATCAGAACACTCAAAAACTGCCCACGAGACAATCCATTACCTGCCCCTGTTGTGAGTAGAGGGAAGGGTAGTTGGTCGCAGTCTGTTGGTGCTCGGAACCGTGAAATTGCAAAGGCGGAGGCTATCAAAGCAGCCAGGGATGCCCCGGTGGAAAGGGAGACATACCAACAGAAAATCACTAGGTTATCAGGGGCATATGGGAAGAAAAAGAGAAAGAGATGACACCATTTCAAAACAATTTGAAATGAATCTATTTCAAAACATTTTGAATTCAATTAAGTTTGAAAAGAACGTTAATATAATGATCAATTCATATTATCTTAGTACATCCCCTCCGGGGCACGGCCACACCCCGACGGGTACAACCACCCCTCACAAAAGGGCAAGCCCGAAGGGCATTATTACTATTTTAATAATGATCTTAGATCATTAATGATCAGCACGCGATTTAGTTAACAGTGTGAATTGGGATTATTTTGCAATTTGAAGACTTTCCACGCCCTGGATTTAAATTTTGCAAGCAATGCTTTGAGATTGCCCATGAGTGTGTAGACGGATGGTATTGCACAAAAACACTACAGCCAATATTTACAATGCAGGAATGTCCTATGGCGGAACGGGTTCCAAAACCAATCCCAGACCCTGCATATGTCTGGTTTCCAAATGGGTGGGTTGCATTGCGGTATTGCAAGCAGGTATCCCATGGGAGGCCTTGCCAGTTTTGTATTGGGGAGGAATGTTCAATACTTGGGTACCTACTCCCAATAAAGAACATGCGGTATTGTCCGGCACGTCGATACAACCCGGAAACAATGCGGTATTACCCAATACATGAAAACTATGATATACTACGAAATGAAACAGAGTTATATTGAGAGGTGGATTACATGAAGAATGAAATGAACGAGAAACTGTCCAAGATAGAAGAAATCAGAACCCGTGTAAATGAAATGAAACTTTTGAACACTGGAGATTCGGCAGCACACCTGGAACGAATGTCAATTGAAGAAGCCCTGAATGAATCTCCCTATAAGGCCCACCTGTATATAGAGAGAGATTTCCAACATCTCATATTCCTTGAACTCCAGGAACAAACTGTCATCCTACAGAAAATGTTCAAATTTCTCACAGACCAACACCAAGGCACTGCAAATGTAGGATCATATGCCAGTGCCATGAACGTATCATTTGCACACAACGAGCCCCCTGTAGAGGCTCCAGGAGAATGTGTTGAAGTGGCCCCGGGAATGTCGCCACTTGCAAATGAGACCGTGGTGATGCATGGAGATAGTGGGGAATCTCCAAAAACCACCCCGCGAAAATCTACTACAAAAAAGAAAATTGTGAGAAGATAACATGGAGAGTGATAAAATCTGCCCGTTTATGAGTCGGCCAAACATTACCCAAAATTTCAGGCTTGGGATAGTAATTTGTCAGCAGGAACGCTGCATGGCGTGGGGCAAAGTCGGACAACAACCATGGCTTGAGAATTTGTATGGGTGCAGGCTGATACCATGACACGTTTATATCAATCTCATTATGTAAAATGCCCGTGGAGAGAAGATGAAAAAGACAATGTGTGTATAATCAGTATTGGGTATTGCATATCTGATTGTCAATTTTACAAATCACACAATGAACATGCACTCGAATGTGTATATCCTGAAAGGCAACGAGGTAATCGATGATTCCACCGGTTGAAAAGAGACGAATTCGCGATTGCTCATGGTGTATGTTCTCGGTTGAATCAGGAGATGTGATGGAATGTAGTAATTATATGTCTGGGTATCGTGATTCGTATTATAGAGGGTTTAGAAACTGCAATTTTAATATGACCACTGAAGAATATGCTGAACTCATCGATTCAGGAGTGATACCATGAGCGATGATAAATCATGCCCATTTTGTGGACATACAGACATTGAACATTTTTATAACCGAACTGGTATTGATCATTCGACTTGCCAATATTGTGGGGCATCTGCAAAAGATTGGAATGTTAGATATGATTTATCAACCGCCGATCTTGTATCTGAACTCGCAAGCCGGGAGGGTGTTGAGTGTATTCAAACGTATGATTTGGATGAATTTAATTGGACGGTATGGGACAGAACCGACGATATTCAGGTAAATGGTGGCAGGGTAAGGCGCCCTGCTAAAATCCTAGTGGTGGTGAACAATGAGCAATGATGAATATATAAAAAGCATTCCAACTGCTAACCTCGTTGCAGAACTTAAAACCCGTCCACGCGATGAATTGTATCCAAGAATGTTTTTTTTATCTATCGCATCTACACCAGATCTCGTCGCTGAACTGGCAAGCCGGGAGGGTGTTGATTACACTGAAGTAGATAATGAAAATGATCTGGAGTTATATGTAGTTGGCCCGGCAAAAATCCTCGTGGTGGTGGATTGAATGGTTATTACTCCAGTAAGTATACGAGCTACACGTCCCTGTAAATTTTGTTGTTTTAGTGATTCGTGGGTATGTGGAAAACAACATGAGCGGGGGAATGCCCCGTGTGATCATCATTTTACAATATCTGAAATTGATGAACTAATTGATACGTATAATGATGGTGGTGGATTAGATGACGCCTGAAGAAATTGCAGCAATTGAAAACATGATCCGACAGAAACGGGTGTGCTATACCTACTATTCCAAAACCTGGATTGAAGCACTTGAATGGGTGTTAAAGTTACAAAAGAAGGAATAGTGTTAAGAGGAAAGTTATAGAAGTTTAACCATGTCTACTGTTGCAGTAAGAATAGAAATGGTAGAGGTTGCATCTTCTGACGGGCAACCAACCACCGGGTTCCGGGCATATGCGTCTGACATCGGACTGTCAGCAGAATCGGTAACTCTTGCCACCTGTATAGCCACAATTAAAAGCGCTATTGATACGTATCTTAACGATACTACCAGTCTCATTTACATCAAAGGCGATTTACGGTTTTCTACCGAGTAACGCCACAATCTTTTTTATCTTATGTGAGACAGTAATTATGGGTGTGGTGTGTCACCAGGTGATACGAAAATGTGTAACTACACCCAACTGGAGAAAATTATGGAAGTTGTTTTTACAATCGAAACTACAAATGGTAAAGTGTGGAAAGCGATGTGTTCTGACCCATCCCTGGAAGTAGAAGGGCCTGATATCATATCAGTAAGTAAGAGCATGGCAACAATGATTGAAAACTGGTTCACAACCACGTTTAACTCAACTAAAAAGGTTATTGTGGAAGTCCCGGTTATCAAAGCCAGGGTAAAAGCAAATATTTCCGTGCGGTCTGAGAAAGGACTGGATGAATTTCCCTCTGAAGACGGGGAGACCCCAATCGTACATACCGCAGAAAAGATACCCAGAACACCACCAGCCTTACCACAACCACCTTCACGGGTCATCGACGGGCCATGTAAGTATATCAGTGATGGAAAAGGTGTGTATGCCGTAGGCATGTGTGAAGCAGTGTCTGATGACCCAAGTGATACGCCCGGACTCCTGGTAGATAATGAAGGAGTATGCAAGGGAGATTATGAACGGTGCAGGTTCTATTGTGCTGCAGGAACCAGAGTATCCCCATCCCAGGGAGCGTTTGAATCTACCCAGGTAGAAGATGATTATATGGGAGTGGATGAAGAAGAAGATGGATATGGAGTAGACGACGAAGTAGAGCAGTGGAAATGATATGGCAGCACCACAAAGAAAACAACGGGTAAAAAACTCTACAACAATTGTAATAGATGATATAAAGTTCACGTCAAAGGCAGAAGCATACTATTACACCATTTTGAAACAGCAACTGGATAATGGCGAAATTGAACAATTAAAATTGCAGGAACCGTTTGAACTCCAGCCACAATTTAAAAAGTGTCAGTGCCATGGATGTGACTTTATCTGGATAAGACCCCCAGACGAAAAACTCCCGGATTATAAACGGTATTACACTGCACGGGAGTGCCCTGTATGTGGGACAGAATTGAAGTTGCACCGGGAGATGACATATATCTGCGATTTCCTAGTAACTGACCTGGAAGGGCTTGAGCACGTTATTGATGTAAAGTCAAGCCAATTTTTTCAGACTGAAATATTCAAGATGAAAAAGAAAATTTTTGAGTTCAGGTTCCCGGAGAAGTTACTGGAAGAAGTGTATCCAAAAGTTCCAAAAGGATGGGGGACTGAAAAAGTAATATGATATCTGCACAACTCGCCGGATTTATAGGGTTCATTTTTGGAGCCCTTGTCATGTATTTTGTTTTCATGTACAAACATGGAGACAAAATTATGAAAGATTAAGTTGTGGCGCTTTACGGGTTCCATCAGGATACCCATTGACAAACCACAATTGCTGCCATTTTTCTACGCAGTATTCAAGATAATCTTCGTCCATTTCCCATTTCATAATTTTTTGTACCTGGTCATTTGAATAATCTTTCCAAGTAACTTTTGTAACAGGCGGAGTAATTGGAGATGCAACAGCGACTGATTTTTCCCACCAGGTCTTTGTAGCACTTGATTTCTGAACCCATGTAGTATCGAACCCTTTTGTTCGTGGATTGACAAAATATAGACGTTTACCATAATTCGGATCCCATGTAATATCAAGGTGCCATGTATTATTTGGTTCGTCAAAATACTGGGTTGCATGAATCAGGGGACGGGGAGTAAGAACCCCACACATATCTTTTGAACGATGAGACGACCCAAATGACCCAAAATTAATATCTTGCATAATATTTTCATAAATGTAAAATTTCACTGCTGCAAGATATTGGGTTGCCAAATCATACGCTTCTTGTGCCCCAGCATCGCCGCCATCTGCTGCTGCTTTAACAGTTGCAAAAGAATTTACAAATCCCGTGGTATATCCAATAACACGTTCGCCAGATTTTGGTTCATAATCTCCAGGCTGCCGCTCTGTTGAATCAATATAGTCTGATTTTGTACCAATTTGATGTAAAATCTCGCCTGATGCAACGGATTCAAATTGGTTCATTGAATGGAATCGATACGGCCATTGTGCATATTTTGTCTTGCTGTATTTATTTCTAAGATACTCAAACGAATCCCAGGTAATTCCTGTAAAAGTGAACGTTTCGGTTTTGAAATTGTAAATTGGGGATATTACAACATCTTCGTTTGCTTGACGAGATTTCATTGTTGGGAAACACCCGGATATCCCACAGTTTTCATAATATCCATGAGATACATGCCACAACTTTTCTGGGGATATCTGATAACACCTGGCAGTTGTGTCCATGCTTGGAATATATTTCATTGTGTTTACCGTAGGAACTGCAAATGTCCAATTTACATTCGGCCATGATTGCGGATATGACCATGTAACAGTTACAAGTTCTCCTTCATGCCCAGAAACCATTCCATCTAAAGAATCTTCTCCAGTAAGATATGACGATACTAAGTAAGTTTTTGGCAATATAGGGGATGCTACAGGGTGAGTATATATAATACCGTCTATTGAAGTTAAAATTGGATTTATTTTATGATCTGCAGAATTTGTGTATGGGCATGACGCCGGACGCGAAATAACATCCCACCCAGGATCATTTCCATCACACCCTTTTAAAAGTGGAACTCTTGCATATGCTGAATAAACAGTCCCACACCCAGATCTACCAACAAACTCTTCTTCATAATACGCAGTACCAATAGAATACATGTGGGGATAATATGCAAGCGGAGCTTCAGCCATATTGAATCCAGTGGGATTGTCACCAGTTGCAGATCCTACCTGGAAAAATCCGGTTCGGTCAAGATGTATCTGAGCAGGTTTCATTAAATTCGCATTACGCCAAGGTTCTTCATATTCCCACCATGATGCAGGGTCAAATGCCCTCATATCGGGACTTGCTGGCTGAATATTGCCCGCCCCGCTAGTTCCATAATAGTTCCTGGTAAACAGGTCGCACTGTGCAAAAAGAAGATCCATTTCCATTGCAAGTTCGCGGCCCGAATTTGAACCAGACATAGGATACCATTCAGAACGCCATGACCGAATATTATATGGCATCTGAACAGTGGTATTTGAATTTGGACCAGTATATGTGGGTCTTGGAGATGCGACGGTGGTATCAAACTTTATCTGACATTTTGATAGTGTCCTGTTGCCAAGACAACTAAAATATCGATAATCAATATCACCAAGAACCCCGGATGCAGTAAGAAGAGCACGGTCTCCGCCGACAGTATATGTCCACGGAGACTTAAAACACCATTTGTTGTATGTACCAGACGCTCCTTTTCCAAGATATGCAGTGGTATCCATATCATACCGCCAAATGGTGTTATATGAATATGTAGACGGGATATACGGGCCAATCCTCCCAACATCGATTCCATTATTAATTGGAACATAGCCAGATGGCATTTCAGAATCTTCACGCCAATAAAAATACAAATATTCTGGAGATGAATAAGACAGCCCTTCCCAGTGTGCAGATGGGTATGAATTGTATCTATCCATTCCAAACCAAGTGCCACAACAAGCGTATACATTCCCATACGCGTCAATATCCAGTTTTAATGGAGGTGATGATATTGTATATGCACATGGGCCCCTGGTGTTTGGATCAACGTAATACTTGCCTCTAAACCCGCGACTACCTGGAACAAACGGCAAATAATCCCAAGTCTTCCATTTTGTTTTCTTGTTGAAACATATGATGAACATCCTGGCCCTTGGCAACCCACATCGATACATCCGGTCTACCTGTTCGTTGTATGTACCAGCATGGGGTGGTCTATATTGTCTGGGGAAATACCCAGGATCGTATACTGGATAATTTGTAGGAACTGCAGAACTGCCATATAAGTATAAGTCATCATATTGAACAGCAACGCGGCATTCATATCCCATGTAACTGGTATTCTTAACTGCATTTGGCCACACATCACAATAATGCCACCCAATCTGGAGAAGACACCATAAATTTCCTTTTGAATCTTCTTTAATATCCCTCACTGCAATGTTAGCAGGGTCGGATGACCCAGCCATGGATTTCCAAGGTTCCCACCCGGTCAAATCCCAGGGAGATGCAACACCAGCATGAATAGGACCAAGAACACCAGAGTAAGATGCAGGGCGAATGTAGTTTGTTGCAACATCCCGATCTCCTGATATATACCTTACAACATGAGTATCATATGACCTGGGAATGTCTTCATATGCTGGAGACGCTGCAGTAACAAGTGGTTCATAATTAAGATACCGGTCATACCAGTATGGGTTTACCCAAAGCGGGGCGTTTACATTCCGTTCATAGGTATCTACACGCTCATATGACATGTTTTTGATGATCTTGAATATAACTGGTTCCAGGTCTATGTTATCTAATATAGAGCCGGTTTCTGACATTTTGATAAGATGAATAGACGAGTCAACCACCCGGTCTCTCCAATCGTCATAAATCGATTCCCACACGTATGAATGATAAAATGCCTGTTTAGATGTCCAGAACTCATATTTCTCTTCTACTGGATACATTCCAACTGGATTCATACCGCCAGATACCGCAATATATTTCCCAATTTCAGGAACACCGCATTGTATTGCATAGTTTCCCTGGTTAAAAGATTCAAAAGCGAGTTTTGTATCCGGGTCAGGTGCCCCGGAAAACATTCCAATCTTGATATTCCCATCAAACACCCGGGTACCGGACAGCATTATCGCACCATTCTAACCCAGGTTTTTGCCCCGGTTTTGACATTCTGGACTTGTGCTGCATACCCGTTTTCGCTGGTGTTGATGGTCTTGGAAAGTTCCTGGTTCCTGTGTCTTTGACTGGTAGTATCTTTTGAATCCTGGAGATATTCCATGACAGACTTAAAATCGGTCCCTGCGGTTCCAAGAGTCACTTCGGGTGGACCAGTCTGTGATTTTCTTACTGAATTCACCACAAATTTTTGTTTGATTTTATACCATGTGTCAGAGTTTTCAGGGAGTTCTATCCAGTCGCTGGTATCACCTGCAATTTCTTCTACGCTGGAAGCATAATCAAACCAATGGGTTGGATACCAGCATTCATCATTTAAATCATACCGATTCATGCTTGAAACGTTTAACTGGACAACCCGCCCCGGGAAAACACCAGCAGGCACAGTCCACGGGTCATACGAAAGAACGGTAAAAGTAACAGTCACAGGAAGGGCAGATAATCTAAGATATCCCTCTGCAGATTTGTCAAGCCCATCTGTATCTGATATCCCTTTTACCTGAACCTGAGTAGGGATATATCCATATCGATGAATCAGAGAGTCTCTGGCATATGTCTCGTAAACATCTGTCCCATCATCAAGATAATAATATGAGTCTGGGAAGACAATTGAATTTTTATGATGAACATATTTTTCTGTCCATTGAATTTCTGATGGTTTGAGCCCCTTTGGGCACAATTCTGCGAATTGTGTGTCATTTTTAATGTTTTTACATGCAAGTAGTGGGCACACTGACTCTGCATCAAAACACACCGGGCATGCAGTACCAGAATTTGTAATAATATCACTGTGAATAAATTCAATCCCGGTCGTTTCTATCTGGGCTGCGAGTTCACAAAACGATGAGATTTCTTCGTTTGCATCAGCACCACCATATGGGCACCCAGTTGTCCATCCGAGATGCCCATTCCGTGTTCCACAATGTTCACATGATGCAGTTGCGCATGTAGGAACTCCTCTTATAATTCTTTGAATTCCATAATATGATGTGACATCGGTAGAATTATCTGACGAAACTCGATAAAACATTCGTTCGGAACCTATCCAGAAGAACCCGGTTTCACTTGGTAAATTTTTATCAAATGTGAGGTAAGAAGACACCGATATCATACAATTGAGCAATAATACCGGGTCATACAGTGCGTGCAAGGCGCTCTCTGTGCCATATGCATTGATATTTCGTTTGTTCTCAAAATCAATGCTGTATTGTACGGATTCTACCCATTCCGTTGCATTAAAATCGATGGATGCTACAACAACGCCATCTGAAGAGTATGAAGCTAGTGATTGGAGGTGCTCGTTAAGAGTATCGTCTGTAATATCCCCATTTTCCCAACTTGCAACACGGTATCCAGGGAGGAACCAGGTTGAATGAATTTTCATTATTTCATCGTTAATTTGAACTAAATCTCCGGGTAATATTGCATCAATTGAATAGTCATCTTGTGATGCCTGGTAATACCAGAAATATGGGGATGTGTCTGACATCTCGGGTTTTTTTAACTGGGTGTCTTTAATTTCTGTTATTCTTGGAACAACAGACCAATCTCCCATTTCAGCATCCATTACAACCTGGTTTATTCCGATGTCTGATTCAGCACCCATAACAACAATTGATGTTGCAATCTTACCATAATCTACAGCAATTGACACGTTTGCGACATCTTTCCATTCTTCTAAAATTTCAAATGGCAAATCTGAAAAATCGTCTCTGAAATATGCATCAATTGTTTTTGTGTAGGTTCCCCCGGATTTCGTGGCGTATATTGTATAGTCAAGCCCAAGGGTTTGCAAAATTGTTGAGATATGAGATATG